GTTTCCCAGTCACGATCGATGGGGGTCACTCGTATGGCACCGTGTCACATGACTACAAGCAGTTAAAGCACAACAAGATTGTTGTATTGGATGACTACTTCACCAAGGACGCTGATGATAAGGAACCAGCAGAAGAACATCAGGGTGTCAACAAGCTATGGGAAGAGGTAAAGGAGAGAGAAGATGTTAACAAGTATCTCCTTCCTTCCATGGACCCTGTGCTAGGAGGAGGTATCACGCACCTTGCACTGATAACAGAACTCTCTCTTCCCAAGTACAAAGCCAGAGTTCCTATTGTTGTACGTCCTCAAGACTGTGTGCCTTCTGAAGATATTCAGAACAACATTAAGGCTAACCTACCTAAGATTGACAACTGGATAGACGAGAAGTGTAGAGTCAATAACGAGATTATCTTTGTAGTTTCTGCTGGCCCATCTCTGGATGTTGAACAGATCAAACAAGACAAAGAGATGTTAGAGGAGGGAAACAAAAGTGTACGTATTGTCTGTGTTAAACACGCACTACCTATGCTTATGGAAAAGAACCTTGTTCCTTGGGCGTGCACACTACTAGACCCTAGACCAGTGGAGGGTGTCTCTACGCATGGTGTAGTCAGGAGCACACTGTTTGACAGCATCAGTCCACGTACTCACTTCTGGGTGGCCTCTATGACTGACCCATCTGTGGTGGATCTGCTCCAAGAAAGAGGTGCACACATTGTAGGGTGGCACGCTTACTCAGAGGCAGTTAAGAACGGTATAGAGGGTTCAGGAAAGGACGCACTGATGATAACCGGAGGTACCAACGCTGGTCTCAGGACCATAGGCATTGGACATACGCTAGGCTTCAGAGAGTTTCACCTCTATGGATTTGACATGAGCCTCAAGGAACCACCACCAGAGGCAGAACAAAAAGCCACTGACGAAGAGAACAGACCTAAGTTTATCAATGTATCTGTGGGAGATGGAAGCTATTGGACCACGGGAGAACTACTGGCAGGAGGTCAGGATCTAGAAAAGTTATTTAAGACTGCTCACGAAATGGACGTTAACCTGCAGTTCAAAGGCACAGGAATGGGAGCCAAGCTATGGGAAATAGAGGGACCTAAACCAATGAAAGGATACTCAGCATGGGGGATGTAATCAACTTTACAAATTCTACAATGGTAAACACTGATGGAACTCTTAACCAAGAGGGAAAGGAACAAGCGTTGCAGCATATTGAGAAATGTGCTAACCTTTTACAAGAAAGAGTAGATAATAAAGAGGTAGATGGAGCAGTCATGCTCTTGTTCAAGGACGGTGACCTCGCTGAAGATATAATGGCAGGGAACATCAGGTCTACCTCTCTTTTGTTTGTCCTTGAATATATTAAACATCAAATCATAACAGGTGCTGAACTATTTACTGAGGAGGTGATCGAAGATGATTGAAGCAATTATGTTACACAAAGCAGAGATCATTGAGGCAGTCATGGGTATTGTTGTAGTTGCCAGTGTCATCGTTGCTGGTACCAAGACCCCTGATCCTAACACTGTAATGGGTAAGATATACAAGGTAGTCGAGTGGGCTTCTCTTACCTTTGGCAAGGCCAAGCAAACAGGTGATAAGCCAGTCGAGAAGATAGAAGTTAAGGATGCTTAACAATGCTATCTCTTGTAGGTAATCTTCTTGGTTTCTTTACCAAAGTTATTCCTATGCTGTTTGCATGGAAGGCAGGTAAAAGTTCTGCGGAGAAAGCTGTGCTTGAGCAAGCGTCTGAGATAGTGGAGAAAGCTAATGAAGTTGAAAGAGAGCTTGATCAGCTTAGTGATGATACTATTACTAAGCAGTTGCGTAAGCGTTGGCTCAAGCAAAAGTAATTGTAGTTGGGTGAAGCCTATCTATCTAGAACAAGAGGACAGGCTTACCCCTTCTACCTCCCGAAACATTCTAATTCACAACGAAACGTGGGAAAAGGTGTGCTCTTGAGAAATTTTTCTCCCTGAGAAGCCCTGTGAGTGGGATTAGAGGAGGTCTCGGGTACCCACCCACCAGAAAGATAGCTAATCTTACCAGTGAGCTTCCTAGGTACCCTAGCGTTTAAATGGCGCTCCCGGCAGGACTCGAACCTGCAACCTACAGATTAGAAGTCTGTTGCTCTATCCATTGAGCTACGGAAGCTAATATAACTCTCCTTTACTTTGCGGATCAATCGTCTGAAGTCTCCCAAACTTATCGTATGTTATGTGAGCAATTTCAGTTGTACTCATAGTTCTACCATCTGAACCTATCACTTCAGTTGTAGTAATATGCTCTACTCCCGTTGCATTTTTTAGGGGAACAGTGGCATGACTAACAAAATTATGTACAGGAATTAAAGAGGACACAGGATCTACTGGAGGTACGCTCATTCCATGCTAATCCCAAAGTCATCAGTGAACCCAGAATCTTGAAAGCCATTGCCTTCCAGCGGAGGGGTGAGGTATGTCAGGAGAACTTCACAAGCTTCCATAACTCCTCCATCTGCTGTGTCCTTTTTAATTTGTCTTAGGACTGCACTGGCTACCTTCTCTGCCATGTTCTCATCCATGTTTACTACATACGTTGCCATCAAGCTGCTCCTATGTCTAATGTTTGATTAAGTTATTCAAAACTTTTTTATTAATTCTTTTTCTTACATTCTCTTGTTTTAAACTTAACTTTCTTTTTCCAAGAGTGTCCCAATAAAAATCATGCTCCCATTCCGTTAATAAATCTTTAGCAATAGCTAACTCTAGGGTTTCAGAATTAAGAGACTTACTCAGCTTTTCTTTTACCCTTAGAAGACAGGGGATAATTTTCTTAACGTCTTCTTCGATATCCATAAACTTATTAACACATACGTTACCAACTATAACTGCTTGGTGGTTGTATACATTATCAAGATGACATAACTCCACTATAGGCGTGTGTCCACACAAGCAAGTTCTCATGTCTCCCAATGGAGCAAACGTGGCACCGCTAAAGTGCCATTCTTTTTTAGCTTCGTGCCACGTAGCCGCTTCAGATCGTTTAATAATCTCTGTTATTAACTTCCAAGGCGCTTCTCGTTCAGTCTTAACCTTGTCAATACTAAAGTATGTATCGTTGATTATGTCATACTCATCTCTATAAAGCTCTTCGCTAGTCATCCTATGCTCCTATATCTACGATCTCACAGACGCCACCAGCACATGCAAGTTCTTGTGATCCAGTTGTGGTATCTCCCTGCTCGTACATCTGTAACTCTGTCCAGTCAATAACAGGGGGCATGTCTTTGAGTAGTGCACTGTAGTCCTCTTTCTTTATATCTTGGTAAGGTGCTTGCTTATAAGAATGATCAGAGAACGGGAGGAAAGAAATACCAGACAGAGAATCAAAGTGATCCCAGCACCAAGACCCTACCTCTAACCATTCGTTCTCCTTGACAGAGATTGTAACAGATGGCTTGTGCTCACAGTAGTTGTCAGCAATCTTGAGCCACAGTTCCAGCTGTTCAATGGCACTGAGACTGTACCTAGTGATGGCGTGGTCTGGACTCTTCATAGGAAAAGAGAACACAGTTACACTGTCAGGTGCCGTGAAGTCTGGCTCTGCTGGTACACCCTTGTCTTTCATAAACATGGTCAGTGGATCTTTGTTGTCTCCCCTCACTGTCCTGATATAGAACGGGTTGTGTCTGGCGTGTATACCAGAGGCAGCATCAACAAGCTGAGACACAGTACCGGAAGGCTTGACGCAGGTGACAGCTGCACTCTGCTTGATGCCTAGCTTCTCTGCCAGCTTCTTGTTAGTCTTAACAGCTACATCTCTCAACTGTTGAAGAGCTTCTGGAGAAGCATCGTACACAGCGGGGCAGTCCATGATCCCTGTAAGGGACACACCTAACAAACGCTCCTCCTCTGTGGTATCCTTCCACCGCTTACGCAGGTAGCCAAAGTCTGTCAGGGTAGACTGGAATGTACCAAGGATAGTGGCCAGCCTGATCTTTTCTTTCAGAGTAGCAATGTCATCCTCTGCTCTACAGATAACCTCTGACAGATTACAGAACTGATAGGGGCGTAGGATAATCTCACAGCAGGGGTTGGTGCCAAAGTCTATGTCACCGTCACGCCTACCGTTGGACGCTGCCTTCACCTGTGCAGATGCACGGTTAAAGATACCACGCTCTCCGCTCTTGCTCTCGTACAGGGAGAGCCACTCTCTCATAAAGATACCCATGTCAGGCTTCTCTGTGTAGCAGACAGAGTTATTGGACAGTGCTCTCTGTTGGTTGTCTACCCACCAGTCACCACTCTTAGCCTTACGCATACGCTCATCTGTCAGGTTGGAGAGGGAGATCAAGGCAGATCTCCTGACCCCACCTACAACCACCACCTGACCTACCTTGCACATGATATCGTGACACTCTATAGAGGTGAGCTTTCTACCCTTGGCTTTCCTAAAGGTCTGAATTGTAAAGTCAAACAGTTCTTCCAGAGGTGCAGGACCAGACGCCCTCCCACCAAAAACCTTGAGCCTTGTACCAGCGGGGCGTATCTTGCTGGTGTCTATCTTAGGTATCCGGTTGGTATAGAGAAGAGAGATAAGATCTCGTAGTCCTCTGGCCCATCCTTCCTTGGAGTCGGTGACAGAGATAACGTCATCACTCTCCTCAAACTCTTGATCAGGTATGGTGGGTAGCTTGGCAATGTACTGGCGTTCCACTGAGAACCCTACGCCTGTCCCGTTCATCAGGATATACAGGCACTCGTCAAAGGAACGGGGTGAGTCAACCGGGAGGTAAGAACAGTTGTACCCTGCCACGTTCTCTCTTGCCAGAGCAGGACCAGCTGTCATCAGTGCACGCATAGAACCTAGCACCTTGAGACTGAGCATTGCGTCCCTGAGTTCTGCTAGTTCTTTACCAAACAAATCATACGAATAGTTTTCTTTTAAGTGATCTACCATAAAAGAAAGATACCTATCAATAGTTTCTTCCCATGTCTCTCTCCGGTTCTGATCTTCTAACCAGCGTGAGTAGCGAGACATATGAATAAAAGATTGGTAGTTGGTAGGTAGGGTTACTTCACCATTCGTAGCTATCATTATCAACCTCCTCAGTTATAAACTCTAGCCAATACTCAAACTGTTTGACGGTGTACTCACTGGCAACGGGGCTAATATCTGCCAGCTTTTCGCCATCAAATATAAGTTCATCACCACGCATTTCAAGTAGAGGGCTAGTCATTGTAGTTAAAAAGTTCTGGATATTTTTTGGTCAGGTCAGACCGAATAGACCAGTAAACTGTTTTGGAAAACTCAAACGGCTCAACCCATACCTTGACATTCTTTAGGCCCATGTCTTGGTATGTCTTGCGTAGCTTTCTACATAAGAACTCTGACGCTTGCTTCTCTCCTAGATAATCTCTCATAACGCACCTTCTTCTAAGAGTTGCAGCTGAAGTTCTATGTAATGCTTCGCCTTCTCAAGGTCTTGAACATTTGAATTGACCGAATACCTAGTGACATATTTTACTACATTACCCATAAGAAAACCAAGCTTGTTAGACTCAATGTACACAACTGGTTGAATAGTACAGTTTTTATAGTGGTCACCGCCCACCTGCTTATCCGTTGGTTTCTCCATTAATTGATCCTTTCTCTTGAGTAGAATATATGTTTACCTATTTGTGTGAGCCGCTTGTAAGTATGCGACCAGAAAGGTCTAACATATATTGCATGGTAATGTAAAGCTTTTTTTACAGAAAAGATTTCCACGCCCTCTGACAGGAGGGCAGCGGCAGAGAGTGCATCATGGTAAGCTACTGAATCTGTTACCTCTTCTGGCTTACCGTCGCACCAGTAGCTGAACTCACACTTATGTCTAACAGGGTGACCATTGGCATGTACTCTGCCTTGGTGTACCACAGAACATACATCGTCAGGAAAGAGAGGGCTGGCAACTCTTTGCAGGATCACCTGACCCACTGCCAGCTGACCTGTGAAAGGTTCGCCCCTGCTCTCAAAGTAGATAGCCTCTGCCATACATATCATCTGCTTATCAAGAAACCCACGCATCTCTAGTTCAGCTATTGCGTGGGCTGTGGTTGGTAGTATAAGCAGAGAGATAATAATTAGAATCTTCATGTAGTATTGCATTGATCCTTTTCCGTACAAAAGTTTTCTCCTTAGTCTTTATTACCTGTCTTGCAAAAGATTTAAAAGCGTCTGGGTCTATACCTGCCAGTTCACATACACTGTCTCTGTCCTGCGCTGTCACCCCCACTGATGCAAAGATCCACGCCTCTGCCTGTGATCGGGCCAGCTGTATCTCCACGTTGTCATAACTTTGAGGTGGCTTGGTTGCATCAAGAAGTTGCTGAAGAATAACACACAGCCAAAGAACTCTCTCAGGACTGTGGTGATCGTGCACTCCCTCCTCCAATGTCTGGAGCATAGCGTCACTACTTCTCCTCTTCATCACTCAGTCTTTCTACTTTTACTATGTCTTTGTGATTTTTTCTTAAATAGGCTTTCCCATCTTTTCTTCTTTTAGTTTTTGTTTTATTTAACATATGATAAAGTAGCTGATTGTGATAATTGTTTTCTTTCGCCCAACCTCTAAGGTTGTCAGTTGTAATCTCTTTACCAGTATCAAAAGTAATTTTGTAAGGACCTTTAAGTTTAAGGCCATCAGCCTTTCTTTTCCACTCCGGGTCTTCCCATCTCTCAAGAGGAACATAGAACCTTATCCCGCCTATGTTCTTGTTATAGTAAGCTGGCTCATCTGATCCTTCGATGACAGCGGTGAGAACATGGTGCTTCATCTGATAGTATTGTTCGTAGTAGTGTATACCTCTCTTTGTTTTATATTCTTGTATGATCTCAAACTTAAACCTTCTCTTGCCTAGCTTGTCAATGTCCTCGTTCAAGTCCTTTGATGACGAGGTATAGACACGCCAGTTGGAGGGCTTGTGCCTCTTACGCTTACGCATCTGCCAGTACTGCTTACACCCAATGTATTGCTTGGTGGTAAGTTTATTGGTGATGACGTATACAAAACCAAAGTACTCATCAGGTTGTGGAACTCTGGTCTTGTCATCTCTAAACGTCCAGTGCATCTAAGTCCTCCGCGCCTACGATATAGTTAACAGGGTACCTTGGATTGTATTGTTTCTCACGTTTCTTTTTGTCAAAGTTTTTCCTGCTAATCTTTCCTAGCACGGTGACATCTTTGAGATTGTTCTTGTTAATATAAACAAGCACATACTCATCTGGTTTTCTTTCTTCGTATTCTTTCTTGGGTATCTTTAACTCTGTACCGGAGGGGCCAAAGGTACTGACCTTGACCTCAACTGTTGAGCCGTCCTCTTCAAAGTCGTACCCGGCATCTCCTCTCTCGTAGATACACTCATCTATCTTGGAGCCAGTGACTTTGTGGTAGGCGTACTCACCTAGGATACCCAGCACATGCGACTCGCCAGTGTACAGCTGCTTGGTAGGCACAACACTTTTATCTCTGAACGATGGGTGCTTGGCCATGTGACGCTTCACCCCTAGTCCCTTACAGTAGTCAAGCTCATCTTGCGTAAGTGTAAGGCATGTGCTCATACAAAGTCCTCCTCTACTCTGGGCAGCTTCTCTACATGGGTAAAGAACTCCGGTCCATTGGCGTAGTTAAATCTCCTAAGACCTACCCCGTTGTTTGCATCCTTCCAACACTCAACCTTGAAGTCGCAGAACTTGCACCCAATGGGTAGCTTGTGATTACCTGACGCATCTTCAATAGGTTTATAACACCTGTCCTGTGGTTCGTCTTGTACCAGCGCCCCCTTCAAAAAGTCTATTCGTTCTGGTGCGTTGATCTTTTTTAGATTTACATTGAGAAGATTTAGTTCGCCGCTGCTCTTGTCAACTGAAAGGAAGTACCCCTTGTTTTTACCCAAGGCGTTGGCATAAGAACCTAGCTGGTACATATACCCGAAAGGATCTTCTCCCTTTGCCACTGATCCGTCCTTAAACTTTTTAAACCCATACGGAGAAGCAGACTTAACATCAACCAGTTCTCCGTCAATAACACAATCAATATGACCATCCACTCCATTCACTGTAACTTTCTTCTGGCAATCTTCTACTGTGTGACCTGCCTCTCTTACAAGGAGAAGGATGAGA